AGTTTACGACTATGGATAAGCAACTGCTGCCACATAGCTTCGTCAATTTCATCCTCAGATTTCATGGTATCAAACATGATCGTCTGGTATCCCAACTTTGCCAGTTTCTTAATAATGCGCTTGACCTTATTCATGTCATTATCAAACATCTTGATAAACTGAATATTAGAATACTTCTCTCTGGAAATCTGCTTTGCTTTGCGCAAATATTCCCACTGTTCATCTGTAAACTTACCCATTTTCAGCTTTTTACGAGTCAGACCCCAATAGTCCAGATCATTCGTAAGAATGTGAACAAGCAAAAGCTGCTTAAAATCTTTTGATCTTTGCTCATTACTGATGACGGCGCACTTTACACCATCATCCGTCATAGGGATGATCATATTCTCAAACACGAAACTGGTTTTACCAACACCAGAATGTCCAGCAAACATATACATATCACCAAGCGGTGTACCAAGTGTCAGATAATTCAGGATAGGACAATTTTTACCATAGCTGATACCCTGTGCCGATCCATCATCGCATTCGCTGAGGAACTTATCATCAATTTCAAGTGTTTCAATATCAATGTCGTGAGTGTTCTTAATACTGACACTGTTCAGGATATAGTCATAGTAATCATAGACTTCCTGATTTGTCATTTTTGCAAAACGATCCATATTGGGAATTACATTAAAGCCCTTATCATACAAAGTCATTAATGTATTCATCTTTGCAATCTTGTCATAGTAAGCATCAATATTTTCGACATTTACCAAAGAACAAAGTTCGCTAACCGTTGGATAACCGCCAAGTTCATCGAAATGCTTTTTGACAGTGGGTTTGTTCTCTAAAAATGTGTAGATTGTCACATTATCAAAAGACTTAAATCCCTGATTGAACATTTGTCTGCCCAAAGAGAAATAGAAAATACCGTCCTCTGTTTTCAGAGTTTCATCATCTTGTGTGTTGACTCTTGCAAAGTCATCATACAATTCAGGCTGCTTCCAAAGGCAAAAAATGAATGTGGCCTCTGCGCTCTCTCGACCTTTGATTAATTCATCAGGATACTCTTTCCAGTTCAAATTATTACCTCCTTATAATTCATCATCAATGAGAAAACGACTAATATCCTTACCCTGCTTTTTTGAGCCGATAGCGGATAAATCGCCACATTCAATCGTATTATTTTTCACTTGTTCGTTTGATGCAGCCATTCTCTTTTCTTTCTTGGCAACATCGGCAATATTACCTTTTACAATGGTAAACATATAAGAGATCATGCCATACTCATTAGAGAATTGTTTATGTTCCAACCAATAATGAATGTCGTTGGCACATTCTTTAAATGTTTCCAAGATCACCTCATTACTGTAAAAGGACAATTCTTTAATCTTTTTAGGGAGAATGGGAGGAAACGGTTGCCCGTTTCCATACCCCAAAAACTCTCTACAAATATAATCAATCAGTTCTTTGTAAGTCTGTTTCTTACGCTGATCTGCATCATATATTTCTTGGCTCTTATAATATTTGGAACCAATTTTTACAAAGGTATCAGTTGTGCCGACTTCGCCAGTAATTGCACATTTGCAACTTCTCGCCATAACTGATTTCCTCCAATGGTTTACTCCTGATTCAGCACCTTAACAATCTGCTCCAAAATAGCAGTAGGAATATCATCTGCATTCTTGAAATTAGGAATGTCATGTTCCTTCATGATTTCCTTAACAGACTTCTTTGTTGCGGCATCTGCATCGGGGAACTTGTTCTGAATAACCTGAAGCAGCTCGGCATTGCGATCCTCGTCAATCTTATTGGCGGCATCTGCCTTCTGCTTTTCGGCTAACTCCTTCTCCTGCTGCTTACGAGCCTCCTTGAGTTCCTTTTCAGACTGCTCAACAGACTTGCCGCCCTTGCTGTGTTCTGCCAGAATAGCGTCCTTCAGAGCCTTAATAAAGGCATCTGCATCCAAAGGAATTTCATCAACAATGTCTGCAAAGCGGGACTTGGAATCAACACTGTAATTGTCATCACGGAAAGAGATACGGCGAGATTCGCT